TTGTACCATAAAATTAGAGTATTCCTGACTAGTAAAATTTTCAATATTTATTTGATGTATAGTAATTCTATTTTTATGTTCTTTAAAATTTGTATCAATTAAGTCTTGTAAAAATTCTTTGTTTAATAATCCGCAAAAAATTATAAAATTCCAACGTTCATCTAAATTAGTTAAGAAATTATTGAGTACAAGTTTCCACGACGGAATAATACGTGGTTCTGTTATAACAGCAGTATATTTTTCCATAATATTATAATATATATAGTGTTCTTATATATTACTTATAATTGAATTATTTTGAAATTGAAATTTCAACCCATTTTTCTTCTTTTTTCTCTTCTGTTTCTAATAACTTATCTTTGTCATAATTTACATTATCATAATTTACATTATTTTGTATATATTTTTTTTCTTCGCTATTAGTTAATTGTTCTGCGTGCGATAATGGTTTAAGTTGTAGAGTAGATAATTGCAATTTTATAGGATGCGGGAGTGTGGGCGGAGGGTGCGTAGGTTTTGGAGGTCCTTTATTTAATAGTTTAGTAGCATCTTTTTTTTCATCAAATTTATAAATATCGTAATTATTGTAACCATCGTAACTATCGCAACTATTACAACTATCACAATTATCGCAACTCATAATATCTTCTATTGGCGCTAATGATTTTGGTTTTACTAAAATAATATTTAATTTTTTTATTATCCTATAATTTATTATTATTAAACATATTAATAATACATTATTTACTATTTCAAAAACCATAATGCAAGATATATATTTATAAAAAATGATTTATTTATATAGTAAAGTCATTTTTTATTCTAGTAAATAAAGTATTTACTATATTATATTATATAATATAATATGAATTATCTTGATATTCTATATGAAGATTTATTGAATAAAATATTTGATATTTTGTTTGATTTATATGAAAAGGATATTGAAAATACTAATAATAAATTATTAAAAGTTAAAAAAATAGTTGAAGGATTGTATATTGACGTAGACGCAGAAGACAAAGATATTTATTACATCAATTATTATAATATTTCTTATTGTATAGATAATTATTTATATTCTAAATATCCTCTTGAAAATGTTATAATTATCTATAGGTTAAAATTGATAGTAAATTATAACTACGAAGAAAATACACATACGCCTATCATATTACATTGCGATCTATTAAAAAGACCTATATATTTTGATATATTAAGAGAAATAAATAAAATATATGAAAAGCAAACAAAAATATTTGGTTATTATGACAATCACAGATTTTTAGAAAATGTTAAACATGTTAAAAAAAATGAATATAAATATTATAATATCAACCCTTCTGGTGCTAATAACGTGAATTATATTACATTTGAATGCGGTTCTTGAATAGAAAATAATCGTATCATAATTTATCATAACAGAATATGAATTAAGTTCCAATAAATTTTTTCAGGATTCGCACTCAATAATTCAATTGCATTGTCATTTATAGATAAATTTCGCCAATCTATTTTTTCAGGATACTCTTTTAATAGTTCAATAACACTTTTATTTCTTGAATTCAATGATAAATATTTCCAATCTATTTTGTTTATTCCTAAACTATAATATTCTTTTTCGCTCAAACTATTTTCATACTCAATCCTTTCTCTTAGTAATTCAATAATTTCAGGATTTTTGTTTTTTGATAAATAATCCCATTCTAAATGATTTCCAGATAACCTAATATATTCATCTTTACTCAATTGTATTTCATATTTTGATCTTTCCTTAAATATTTCAATCGCGTATTTATTTTTGTTTCTTGATAAATATACCCAATATATTTTATTAATACCTAAATTTTTATATTCTTCGCTAGTCAATCCATTTTCATATTCTAACCTATCTTTTACCAATTCAATAGCATTTTTATTTAGAGACATATTTAACCAATCTATCTTATTATCATCTCCTAATTGATTATATTCGTCTTTGCTAAGATTTTTTTCATATTCTACTCTTTCTTTCAATAAATCAATTGCATATTCGTTTACTGATAAATATTTCCAGACAATTTTTTCAGGATATTCCTTAAGCAATTCAATACCATAATCTGTATCTGATAGATATTCCCAGAATATTTTATTATTTCCTAAATTCTCATATTCTTCTTTACTAAGAGTATTTTCATAATGTGCTCTATTTTTCAATAATTCAATAGCATTATTATTTTGAGTTAAAATATGCCAATCAATCTTTTTTTTATATTCTACGTTAATATATTCTTCATTACTCAATCCTTTTTCATATTCAAATCTTTCTTTTAGTAATTCAATAATTGCAGGGTCTTTATTTTTTGATAAGTTTTTCCAAACAATTTTTTCAGGATAAGTTTTCAATAATTCATAGGTATTTTGCGTTAAGGATAATCTGTTCCAATCTATTTTTTTATATTTTTCGTCATTTATATTTTTTTCATATTCTATTTTCTTCTTGAAAAGTTCTATTAGTTCGCTAAGATTATTAATGAAAATTTCTTCAAATAAGTAATAATAATCATTATCCCATACAATTTTTTCTACATTTTCTTTTAACATATCAATAGCGTTTTGATTATATGAAAGACTTTCCCATACAATTTTTTCAGGATTCTCTTTTAACAAATCAATTGCGTATTTATTTTGTGATAGTGTTCCCCAATCTATTTTTTCAGGATTTGCTCTTAACAAATCAATTGCACTAGGATTTCCTGATAAATATGTCCATTCAATTCTATTATCATCTAACTTCTCATAATCTTCTTTACTTAATCCCTTCTCGTATTCAATTCTTTCTTTCAACAATTCATTTGCATTTCTATTTAATGAAAGAGAAATCCAATCAATCCTATTATCTCCATATTTTTTCACATAGTCTTCTGTATTGTTTTCGTACTTAATTCTATTTTTTAGTAAAGTAAAAACTCTTTCATTCGCTGAAAGTGCTCTCCAATTAATTTTATTATTTTTTAGGGAATTATATTCTTCAATGCTCAAACTATTCTCAAATGCAATTCTATCAGTAACCAGTTTCAAAATCCCCTCAACTTTGTCTACTTTGTCTACTTCTTCTACTTCTTCTACTTCTTCTACTTCTACTTCATCTAGTCCTCCACCAACATTGTTTGCTTCATCTGCTTCATTTACTTCGTAAATTTCTTCAACATCGTAAATTTCTTCAACATCGTAAATTTCATTAGTCTCTTCTGGTGTTATGTTATTTTTATTTCTAAACCTTTTAAATCGTTTCATATTCATAACTATGATAGATGAGGCGATAGCGACGATCGCTACATTAAAGAATGTGTTCAGCATAATATTATAGGGTATTTGAATATTATTATTAACATAGTCAATTTTTATTAAATATTTTAGTTGAGTACATAATTAAAAAAATTTTAGAAATTTCAAAAAGTTTATAAAAATCTTAGAAAAAATAAATTATGTACTCAAAATATACTCACGATTATTTTTCAAATATTTAATAAGTTTCAAATATTCTGATTCCATTATACTAAACAGATATGTTTCATAACAACTATTTGATATACTTCCGTCAAAAATATATTCATTATAAATTGTTTGCAAATCGCTCATAATATCTTCATAAAATACATTGTTTATTTGTTTAGACAATTTATGCAAATCTTCATCATATTCTTCTACAGTTTTATATATTTTTTTATGTCTATCATTATTTTTAATGATAGTATACATTTTATTTGTAATAATACAATCAAATTTCTTTAGAAGTATTCTTTTCATATATTCATTATAATACTTTTCAATATCGTTTTTAACAATATTGTTAAAAAGTTTGCATACAATACTTATGTTCGCAGCAATTTTAACCTTATTATTACATAATAAATTTTCTCCAATAGCATATTCTATATTAATAATATCAATAAGAGAAAGCATTAATATTATATATATATTAAATAAATCATTTTTTATGTAATATTATAATCTAGTGATAAATAGATAAGGGCGCTAAATGATAAAAGAATTAGAAGATAAAATATTACAATTAGAAAAGGATATTTATAAAAAATGTAAAAAATCATCTGTAGAATTTATTAATGTATGGCAAAAAAATTTAACTCCGATTTTAACAAGTATTAGCAAAACGGAAGCGATGTCTTCTGATTATAAATTATATGTTAAGAAAATAGAAAAAATAAGTAAATTATTTAATGATAACGAAATAACAAAATCATATTTTATAGAGTTAGTAAAATACAAAGATGTAAAATTAATTCCAAAAGATATTGTTAAAAAATATGAAGAAAATAGAGCAGAACAAAATAAACAAAGTATTAAGGTGCTAAAATCTTACCTTAAAACAAAAAGTTCTATTACAACAGAAAAAAAAAGAAAAAAGGCAAATGAACAATTTTTTAATTCACATATAGAAGTTGCTAATTTTAGAAAATGCATTTTTTCTAGATGTAAAAAAGAGTATATAGAAATAATAAATTTAATTATTAAATATTCTGAAATGAATAAAATTAAAACAGAATGTAAATTCTTAAAGGATTTAAATTTAAAAAATATAAGTTATGAAGAATTTATAAAAATTACAAAGATATTTAGAGATATTATTAAGGATAAAGGATTATATAATAGATTTTCTTTTAATTTTGTATAAATATAGATTTGTATTCTTCAAAAAATTTTTTAGACTTTCTTCTACTTATACTATTAAATTTATATGGCGGTACATATGCTGGAATAGTTATAGTTAAATTTTTGTATTTTTTCCTTTCTTCTTTTTTATGATTATTCATTGCACAAACTTTAAATTCGTTGCCATCGTCTCCATCGTGTCCATATTCTTTTTTTTCTACATCATAATTCATATAACATTTAAGAAATTTACAGTACTCATTCGTTAATATTTTATACATCACATATACATTTTCTAAATTATAACACATAGATAATTCCATAAAATATTCTTCATATTTTTTTAGCAATTTACCTAGAATAATATCATAATTTCCATAAATTATCTTTGTAGATAAATCATATAATTCTTTATCATATTCTTCTAACGTCTTATCTGATTTATAGGAATCATCTACGATTATATGCATTTTTTTATTAATAATTTCTTCAACTTTTTCTGGAATATACAAAATATATTCTTCTTTATTTATATTAGTTTCTCCTTGCATATCCTGCAAATTAGCAATATTAATCATATTCATATATTTACTTAATTCTTCTTCGTCAAATGTTGATTTGTTCGCTTGTAAAATTTTAAATGAATGTAATAGATAAATATAGTGAATCGCATCAATTTTTTCTTCTGTTAGCAAAAAATAAAAGAAAAATAAAATATACATTAATCATATTTAATGAGTTTATCTAAGAAATTTTGCGAGGCTTCAGTAGTTAATTTATAATTTTTTAATATATATAAAATAGTTCTACATTCTACTTTTGTAATAGTGCCTCCGTCAAAAATCTTTAATAGTAATTTATTAGAATCATCTATGGATATTCTCCCATCTCCTTGACCTTTTATCAATTCATCTGCCATATTTAATAGAGCGGCATCAAAGTTTAGACCATCAATAACTTTGTAATAATTTATTTTGTTATCCATTTATAATAATCAGAGAAAACTATTGTATATTATTTAACGAATTAGAATAATTTATAATTATTTTACAATAGGATTTTTTGTTATAAATTCGCTAATTGCATAATAGGTAATCGCTAGCATCGCTAATCTACCATTATTTATTTCTTTAAGTTCTAGATTACTTTTTGTAACTACATCCTTGCCATTATATAATTTAAGAGGATCAAAACCAAGATCTCCAGGTATAGATTCATTATCATACACTTTTTTAATATTATTGAGTTCCAATGTTGTTGCGAATACAATTGCTGCCATAAAAAATACAGGATTTACTTTATCAAGACCTCCATTTAGCAGAGATGGAACTTTTCCATTATCAGAAAGAATATTAGCAGAGTTAGAAATTTTAGAAAGATAAGGGTGATAAAGTTCTGCCAAAGGCCATCCTACACTACCTAGCATTGCTAGACGCCCGTGTTTAATCTCAGCTTCTCTATATTTTCTCAGTGTAACAATATCTGTAGAACAATTTAGAGGGTCAAAACCTTTATTTCCTAAAAATATAGATGCCTGACCTTCTGCTAAAATAGAATTTTTATCTAGAAGACCCATATTAACTGCATTTCTTACAAACAAATTACCTCCGTTTTTAATACCAAATTTCTTAATATTTTTTAATCTTTCAAATTCTAAATAATCCAACTCTTCGTCTTTATTAAGGTCTGCAATATCCATATAATTAATTTTTCCATAATAGATATCTAATTCGTTTTTATCTAACTTTCCTGATCTGTCAATATCAATATCATTAAAATTGTCTTCTCTCATATTGCAAACATTTCTTGGACTGCGAAGTTTTACAATAGGAAGTCTATTTACATTATTTACATATACAAATGATTGACTGGTGCAAAATAAAGAAAAAAGTAGAATATACTTGAGCATTATTATATTATTTTATAATATAATCTAGATATATTCTTATATGTATTATTACATTATCAGGGGAGTGGTTGCATATTTTGTTCAATGTAAAATAAAAAAAATTTTATATTTAATTAAATTTATATAAATGTTAACTTGGATATTGTCATCTATAGTACCAGCGATTCCCTTTATATTATGACACGTATATAAAGTTCTTGACATATTGCCTTCTGGTATATAAATGCATTACTAATTAAATATCTAAGATAATATTTATATTTTTACGATTACCTGATTAATTATTAAGGATAACTATCAATTTTTATTTCAATATTTATTTTTTTACAACGCTATTATCTAAAATAAATGTAAATAAGGTAAAATCATCCTTATTATTTTTATATTTATCAATAGAATAAACGACAGAACCAATTAAAGAAATTATTATTATTAATATAAATAATATATTTTGTGCTAATTTATATTTTTTATATTCTTCTTCATTTTTCTCTTCTTTTCTCTTAGTCGCCATAGCATTAAATACAAATAATAAGAAAAGTAGAATTAGTATTAATCCTGAAAACATTAAAGACGCGCGCGATGAAATAATAAATAATATATATATTAGTATTGAAACGCCGAATAAATATAATAAATTATTATTTGGAGAATCTATAATAGCATATATAGCCTGTAATGGCACCGAGGGTGGAGTTTTATTTAATAATACAATTATGAAAAATATTAATGAAAATGTTATTATATGTTGAAAAAATGGGTTATTTTCAATTACATTTTTCACATTTTCTCCTAATACTTTAAATGGCGAAACAGTGCATGCAATAATTAAATATAATCCTATTATAATAATACTATATCCTGATATATTATCTAAACCTTCCAATGTCATATTCTAATATATATTAAGGATTTAAAAATAATATCATCTAAATATCAATTTTATTATTGTAAAATACTTTATCTGCTATATTTAGTAGATTATGAGAAAAAAGGGTGGGGATGTTGCAATGCAAAATGCACAACAAGCGCAAACTCCTGGATATCAACCAGGATACCAACCAGGATACCAACAAGGGTACCAACCAGGATATCAACCAGGATTTATAGGAACTGCTATAAATGATTTTAATTCTAATAAAGAAGCTTTAAAACCTATGTATGATACTGCTGCTACAATTGGTATAATTTATAATGTATTCTTTACTTTTATTATAATTATAATATGCAGTGTTATGATATATATGGGATTTTGGTTAAAAAATATTAATTCTAATAAATCTCAAAGGGTATCTGGAAAATATACAAATGTTAAATGTACAACTCAAGTAATTGAAGATACTAATAAAAATAAAAATAATGTTATAAACTGCAGTACAGATGTTGTATATAATGTAAATGGGAAAGAGTATAAAAAAACACATCAAGTTGGATATGCAATAAATGATAATCAATCTGTTACAGTTAATTATGATCCTGCGAATCCCGATGATTTTAGCACAGATAATAACTATTATTATTTTGGTATAGGATTGATAGTTGTAGGTATTTTGGCAATAATTATTGCATTATTCTGGTCAATATTATCTATAATGTATAAACCTATTGCCGCTGCTTCGGGAGTAGGTGCAATCGGTGACGCTTTAATGTAACAAGATATTTTAATTAGTTTATAATAAATGGGTTTTCATTTAATAATATATCATCTTTATCTAAAACATTTTTACATATATCTTTTATAATAGGGTCTATAATTTTTAGTATTTTATCAAATTTATAATTTCTATCGCTATCTAATAAATTTTTTATTTCTTCTTTTATTTTTATAATATTTTCTGTAAATTCTGATTTTTTAATATGTAAATTCCAACCACCTTCTTTTTCTGGAATAAATGCATGTAATATTCTATAAAAATCATTAAAAAAAGTGCTATCATAAAACAAATGAAGATTATGTGTTAAACCAAAATCATATAACATCATATTATATGGACAGGATTCTAAATAAAATTCATTACCATTATATTGATATTTATAGTATCCTTCTTCGGTATTTACTTGATATAATATATTTCCATAATGACAATCGTTGTGAACACTATTAGTATATTCTTGAAATGTAGCGATTGATATAAATATTTGAAAAAAAATGTTGGATAATGTTTTTTCACTAGTGCTATAAAATGATTTATCATCTAATAACATTTTTAAATCACCATTACATAATTCATTGACACTTACTAAAGATTTTTTATTATTTTTATCTTTTTTTTCGCATATATGACTACTATATATTAATGGAAAATGTTTTGTTTTTTGCGTTTTTAAAAGATTATCTGTTAAGTTATTCATAATAGTTATTTCTTTTAAATTGCATTTAATTCTATTATTAACTTTTGATACTAATAATAAATCTGTTATGTGCTTAATACTAGATAAATAGATAGAACCGTTTACACTTTTTGTTCCTATTCTTTTATCTAAAAATAATATTTTAGAAAGATTCATAAATCTTCTTTCATCTATTTTTGTCGTTTTTAGACACTCTTTTACGTCTATTTTATCTAAATAAAATTTTGCTTTATCGTAGAGTTTTAATCTATTTTTTAAAGAATATTTATTTTTTGATATTGGACTTCCTATGAATATAGACGATCTGTTAGTAATTGTAGGTACTAATTCTAAATCTGTTATTTTTTTATTATTTAATATTTTTAAAGATTCTTTGCTTTTTTTTACTTTAATCTTTTTACATTTTCCTGTAATTTTATCTCTTACTTCACCTTCTTTGCATTTCTTTACACATCTTCCGGTCTTAGGATTAATCTCTTTATCTTCAGGACATTCTTTTCTTTTTTTTACTTTAATCTTTTTACACAAACCTGTAATTTTATCTCTTACTTCACCTTCTTTGCATTTCTTTACACATCTTCCTGTCTTAGGATTAATCTCTTTACCTTCTGGACATTCCTTTCCTTTTTTTAGTTTAATCTTTATACACAAACCCGTAATTTTATCTCTTACTTCACCTTCTTTGCATTTCTTTACACATCTTCCTGTCTTAGGATTAATCTCTTTACCTTCTGGACATTCCTTATTTTTATTCATTCTAATATAATAAAATATATATAGTATCAAAGAATATAAGAATATAACACAATTTATATTAATTATGAAATTAGCATTATTATTATTCGGAATTTCATTAGAAATAAATAAACATTGGCAGTATGGCACATCATATTCTGTTGATTACAATAATAGTTACGAAAATTATCAGAAATATATATATGAATACTTTAAAAATAAAGGGTACGATATAGATGTCTATATAAGTACAAATATTTTACCTGAGAATTATAAGGAAGATTTATTTAATAAATATAAACCCGTTAAATGCAATTTTATAGAAACTATAGAAGACGATAGACATCTATCTAAAAATATTAAAATAGACGATGTAGTAAATTTATGTATAAACGAAGGACGCGAATATGATTTAATACTAATTACTAGATTTGACCTATTGTTTGAAAAGGATTTTGCAAATAGTAATATACAATTTGATAAGTTTAATATAGTAAGTATCTTAGAAAATCCCGATTATATTTGTGATAATTTCTATCTATTTCCATATAAATATCTTTCTAATTTTTCAAATATTATTAAAAAAGATATTAAAAAAAGTCATCACTTTATAAAAGAAGAATTAGAAAATATAGGGTGTCCTATAAATTATATATTAAACGAGCACACAGAGGTAGCAAACTTATCATTTTATAAAATAGTAAGGACGCCATATATATAGACTTAAAAATGAGTACATAATTAAAAAAATTTTAGAAATTTCAAAAAGTTTGTAAAAGTTCAAAGAAAAATAAATTATGTACTCATTTTTAGGATAAGTAATATATATATATATATATAAATAAATATATTAACATCTATAGATATAGCAGTTTAATTTGAATTCTACAATATTTTTTGCAAGAAGGGATTCCTAATTTAAATTTTATAATAAATAATTGATATGC